CCGTTGCGGAGGTGGAGGCGTCACCGTCGCGGCGTGATTACGCGGGCATCGCGCGGCGGTACGCCGCGGGTGTGACGGCCGGGCGCACGGTCGCTTGTAAGTGGGTGCAACTCGCGTGCGCGCGCCAGGCGGCTGATCTGGTGCGGAGTCGGAGCGATCGCCGCTGGCCGTATGTGTGGAGCCCGGCGCAGGGGCGGGCGGCGTGTGCGTTCATCGAGACGTTGCCGCATGTCGAGGGGCGTTGGGCGACGGCGACGATTCGGCTCGAACCCTGGCAAGTGTTCCTCGTCATGCAACTCTTTGCTTGGCGGCGGCGTGGGGATCTCGCCCGTCGCCGGTTCACGACGCTGTATCTCGAACTGGGGCGCAAGGGCGCAAAGAGCACGCTGATGGCGGCGATCGTGTTGTTCCATCTCCTCCGGGAACAGGAGCCCGGGCCGTCGGTGGTGTGCGGGGCGACGACGGGATCGCAGGCGCGGATCGTGTTCGGCATTGCGCAGCGCATGGTGTATGCGTCGTCGTGGCTGCGCGGCCTGGGCGTGCAGGCGTTCGCCAATAGCATCACCACCGTCGACGGCACCATCAAACCGATCAACGCAAAAGCCTCGACGCAAGACGGGCTGAACCCGTCGTGCATCGTGCTCGACGAATCGCACGCGCAGACGTTCGAGCTGCACGACGTGCTCAAGAGCAGCCAGGGCGCGCGGGCCAATCCCTTACTGCTCTGTCCCACCACGGCCGGGTATAACCAGCTCTCGATCGGCTATGCGCTGCGCTCGACGCTCTGCAAGGTGCTCGAGGGCGTGTTCGTCGCGGACCATCTGCTCGGCGCGATCTACACCATCGACGAGGGCGACGACTGGCGCGACGAGCGTGTGTGGATCAAGGCGAACCCGATGCTGGGGGTCACGCCGACGCTGGACTACATGCGTCGGTATTGCAGCGACGCGCAGCAGACGCCGGGGCTCGATGGGGAATTCCGCGTCAAGTGTTGCAGCGAGTGGTCGAATGCGGCGTCGGCGTGGCTCTCGATGGCCGAGTGGGACGCGTGCGCGGATCTGTCGCTGCGCCTGAGCGAGTTTGCCGGCGAGTCGTGCTGGATTGGCGGCGACCTCGCGCAGCTCGACGACCTCGCCGCGGTCGCCGCGGTGTTCAAGCGGGACGATGTGCTGTATGGGTTCGTCCGCTGCTATCTGCCGGCAGACGTGGTGCAGGCGCGGGCGCGCGCCGTGCCGGAGTACCGGCTCTGGGCCGAGGCCGGGCTGCTGATTCTCACCGATGGGTCGATGATTGACTACAGCCGAATTGAGCGGGACGTGCGCGTGTGGTGTGCGCAGTTCCGTGTCCAGGACATCGTGTTTGACCAATTCGGATCGGGGCAGTTAGTGGGGAATCTGTTCAACGACGGATTCCCGGCGCGCGTCGAACCCAAGAATGCAAACACCACCACGGGGCCGGCCCGCGAACTGGAGACCCGGATCAGGCATGGGCGCTTCCGGCATGACGGGAACGCGTGCCTGCGCTGGCAAGCGTCGAACGTGGTGGTCGAGCGGCGCACGAACGACTCCATCCTGCCGAAAAAAGAGGGGCCGGAGTCGCCGAACAAGATCGACGCGATTGACGCGCTGTTGTCGGCGATCAGTGGGGCGCTGCGGGCCGCCGGCCCGGCGAAACAGTTCCAAATGCTCGTCCTGGGAGCCTCGCCGTGACGCGCAAGCCGCGCGGCCGACCGCCGCTCGATGCGGCGGATCCCTCCGTGGGGATCTGCGTCAAGGGGCCGGCCAAGGAGTACGCCGCGCTGCTGCGGCGGGCCGCGGCGCTGCGGCGCACGGTGCCGGAACACATCCGGCGCACGCTCACCGGCCGGAAGTTTCTAGATATCTAAAATCACGCCCCGGTCGAGGTGCGGCGCATCCTACGCGGCACGCATGCTCGACCGCGCCTACGCGACCCTCGAAGTCAAGTCGTTCAACGGCGACCTCCGCGAAATCGAAGGCATTGCGACGACGCCCTGCGCCGACCGCGGCGGCGACATCGTCGAATGCGACGGCGCCGAATTCACGCTGCCGATTCCACTGCTCTGGCAGCATGGCCAGTCGGACCCGATCGGCGAAGTCTACGACGCCCAGGTGACCCCGACCGGGATTCACATCAAGGCCCGTTTCGGGCACGTCGACGAACCCGGCGCGCTACGCGATCGCTTGGATTATGCGTGGCAAACCGTCAAGTCGCGGCTGGTGCGCGGGCTCTCGATCGGGTTCCAACCGCTCGACATGGTGCCGCTCAAGAAAGGCTTCCACATCAAGCGGTGGCAGTGGGTGGAACTCTCCGCGGTGACGATTCCCGCGAACCGGCAGGCCACGATCACGAATATCAAATCGGCCGCGCTCGGCCGCGCCTTGGACCCGCCCGGCGCTTCGGGCTCTCTCACGAGATCACCGATGCAGACCTATTCCGAACAAATCACCGCGCACGAGACCAGCCGGGCCGCGGCCGTCGCCAGCATGACGGACCTCATGACCACGGCCGGCAACGAGAATCTGACGCTCACGCCGGAGCAGACGAAGGCGTACGACGAATCGGCGCAGCGGGTCAAAGCCATCGACGCCCACATCACGCGCTTGCGAGAGCTGGACGCGCTCAACGCCGACAGCGCCAAGCCCGTGCCGACCACCCCGAATCCGCGCACGCCGGTCGTGCAGGTCAAGGCCAACGTGCCCAAGGGCACCGCGTTCGTGCGCCTGGCCTGCGCGCAGATGGTCTGCCACGGCAACAAGTTCGAGGCGGCGCAGTACGCGCAGCGGTGGAACGACTCGACGCCCGAAGTGGCGCTGGCGCTCAAAGCCGCCGTCGCGCCCGGCACCACGACGGATACGACTTGGGCGGCGCCGCTCGTCAATCGCGTGATCGCGGATGACTTTCTCGACCTGCTCCGGCCGGCAACCATCATCGGCCGTATTCCCGGGCTGCGTCAGGTGCCGTTCAACTGCAAAGTGCCCAGCATGACAGCTGGAGGGACATATGGCTGGGTTGGAGAATCCAAGCCGAAACCCGTCACATCCTTGGCCTTCAGCAGCGAGACTTTGGATATCACCAAAGTTGCCGGAATCATTGTGTTAACTGAGGAATTGGTGCGGCTGTCGAACCCGTCCGCGGAGGCGCTCGCGCGGAACGACATGATCGCCGGTATCGCGCAATTTCTCGACGGGCAGTTTGTGAACCCGGCCGTCGCGGCGGTCGCGGGCGTGAACCCGGCCAGCATCACGAACGGCGCGGCGACGGCGGCGGCGACGACGAATCCGCTCGCCGACATCATGGGGCTCATCGGGCACTTCAGCACCAACAACATCCCGGTCGATGGCCTGGTGTTCCTGCTGTCGCCAGCCAACGCGCTGGCGCTGTCGTTCCGGTCAAACCTCGACGGCTCGCCGCAGTTCCCCGGGATCGGCATCACGGGCGGGTCGTATCGCGGGCTGACGTTCATCACCAGCAACACGCTGACGACCAACGTGATCGCGCTCCAGCCGTCGTTGGTGTTGATGGCGGACGATGGCGGCGTGACCATCGACGCCTCGCGCGAAGCGTCGCTGCAGATGGACTCGGCGCCGACCTCGCCCGCCGATGCGACGACGGTCTACGTGTCGCTCTGGCAGACCAACAACGTCGGCCTGCGCGCGGAGCGGTTCATCAACTGGAAGCGCATCGGGACCAACGCGGTGAAGTACCTCACCGCCACGGCCTGGCCGTCGCCGACCGGCGAGACCATGAGCGTCACGGCGACTAGTTCGCGCGGCAAGAAAGACGAGTAACGCGCGTGAAGCTGTTCGGGTTTGAACTGACGCGGTCACGCACGCGGGCGGTGCCCGCGAGTGCGACCGCCGTCAGTGCCCGGGGCGGCTGGTGGCCGGTGGTGCGCGAACCCTGGACCGGCGCGTGGCAGCACAACGCCGACTTGTCGGTACCGTCGGTGCTCAGCTCGCCCGCGGTGTTTGCCTGCACGACGCTGATCGCGAGTGACATCGGGAAGTTGCGCTTGCGGCTGGTCGAGCAGGATGCGGCGGGGATCTGGCGGGAAACCGCCAGCCCCGCGTTTTCTCCGGTCCTCCGCAAGCCGAACCGCTACCAAATCATCAACAAGTTCCTCGAGCAGTGGATCGTCTCGAAACTGACGCACGGGAATACCTACGTACTCAAGCAGCGGGACCAGCGCGGCGTGGTGGTGGCGCTGTATGTGCTCGACCCCCAGTCGGTGAAGCCGCTCGTCGCCCCGGACGGCGCGGTGTACTACCAGCTCGGGGCGAGCGAGTTGGCCGGGATCACGCCGGAAGGGACCGCGGTCGCGGTGCCCGCGTCGGAAATCATCCACGACCTCATGGTGCCGTTGTTCCATCCGCTCTGTGGCGTCTCGCCGATTTACGCCTGTGGATTGGCCGCCTTACAAGGGTTGAACATTCAAGACAACTCGTCGACGTTCTTTGCGAGCGGCAGCAATCCTGGCGGCGTGCTCACGGCGCCTGGCAGCATCACCGACGAGACGGCGCAACGGCTCAAGGCGTACTGGGACACGGCCTACAGCGGCGCGAATGTCGGCAAGGTGGCGGTGCTCGGCGACGGGCTGAAGTACGAGGCGATGTCGGTCAACGCCGTCGATGCGCAGCTCGTCGAGCAGCTCAAGTGGACGGTCGAGACCGTCTGTGCGTGCTACCACGTCCCGGTGTCGCTGGTGAACAGCCAGCCCGTGCCCTACGCGAACAACGAGCCCCTGACCCAGCAGTACTTCTCGCAGTGTTTGCAGGCGTTGATCGTCGCGCTGGAAAACTCACTCGATGAAGGGCTGGGGCTCTCGACGGTTTCCGATCGCACGCTCGGAACGGAACTGGACATCGACGATTTGATCTGGATGGACGCGAAGGCGCGGACCGATGCGGCGCAGCAAGGCGTCGCGGGCGGCGTGCTCTCGCCGGATGAAGCGCGCCAGAAGTACTTCGGGATCGGATCGGTGCCGGGCGGCGACACGCCGTACATGCAACAGCAGATGTTTAGTCTGCGCGCCCTGGCCGAACGCGACGCCGATGCGCCGTTCAGCAAGCCGGCGCCGCCCGCGCCGGCCGAGAGTCCCGACGACGAGGACGACGTCGACCTGGCCGCGTTCACGAAACACCTGACCCGCGGGCTGCTCTATGGCTGACCTCTCCGAACGGCT